TTTTGGATGAATACCTGGGCTGGATCGGGACAGGATAGCCCCGGCTGCCAGTTTAACGTCATTGATGTAAACTCCCGCTCAACATCTGGCACCTACAGCCCGACTGGCATCCTGTTTGACAGCGGGTCCGCTGCCAGCACGTTCAACGTCAGCTACAACCAGATGCGGAACCTGACGGCTTGGTATGCCAAAGGTGACGGGATCGTGTTCGGCAACTCTGACAATAACCTGATTTTCGAAGCGACCAGCTCGGTGGACCCCACCAACAAGGGCGGTAGCCCGATCGTCTTCGCTAATACCGGCTATATCATGCCAAACGGCCTCCAGGTTCAAGGCCCGGCGTATAGTCAACGCGTTATCAAGGGAGGCTTAGCGGTTGTCCAGGGCTACAACTCTGGCCTTACATTCACCTTGGGCGCCGGAAACACTGGAACCACCGCCTTACATCCCGTGACGATCAACACAAGCGCCACTGCGGGGTTTCGTGGTGTTTCGCTATCCTTCGCGTCCACTACAGGTGTCGCGGTGGGGATGACCGCTTCAGCCGGAGGCTACTATACGGGCATCCCGAACAACTTCTATTGCTCGGGCGTAACAGGAACAACGGTATCGTTTCCCCAGGGTTTTGTCGCTGCGGTCGCAATCGCGCTTCCTGTGACGTTCTCACTTGGCGCTACAAACTCCGCAGTGGCCGGAACATATCTCTTGACGGCGGTTGACGGCACGCACTGGACCACGACCACGGTTCCCTCTGGTGGCCACGTCCAGACCGACATTGCTGTTTCCGGTGGCGTCCTGGCGCTAACCGATCTGGTTATCCCATTGACCGGCACCCCGGTTGCTGGCGACACCATTACGATTGTTGTCCCGTCCCCTGCCTCAAACATAACGATTGAGCATATCGATCAAGCGAACTCTTTTCCATTACCGACTGTGGAGCCGGGGGCAAACGGCTGGTATACGCTATCAAATAACCCCTACCCGGTTCCGTTTGGTGGAACGGGCAACATCAATATTCTGTCGGGACCAACCACCACCTCTGGCGTGGTAGAGATCGGCGGCTCCAATAGTGGCGCGTCCGGCTTTGCCTCGGTGCAAGTTGGAGGCGCGGCGGTTTTTGTAGCAAGCTTCGGTGGCGGTAGCGTAGGCGGACACAATACGCTAAATACCGGCACTTATGCCTTCGCCGCGGCTGGTGACTCGTGCAGCATCACCGGCTACGCATCTGTCGTAGGCGGGTCACGCGCTACTGACCGCGGCAGACCGGCGCTTATCCTCGGAGGCAATACATTATCGGTTGGGCAGTTCCAGTCTTCCCGTATGGTACTCTCTGGCACCACGACCGGAGCATCCGTTCGGCTGTTTGCAACCTCCGCGACCACAGCGACCACAACCTCGATATGCAATATGCCGATCAATTCCGCGGCGCACTTCTCGATTAAGGTTCACGGGCGCAACGCGACCACCTCCGGGACCGACTATGACTGGACCGTCGAGGGTATGATTTCCGTCGATGGAACGCTCGCGACCACGGCCCTCGCGCTCGGCACGCCCGTCGCACTCACAAGGGGCACCGTCACCGGAGCTGCGGTTTCTGTCACCGCCGACACCACCAACGGTGGCTTCAACATCACCTGCACAAACCCCACCGGGAACTCGTCCGCATGGGATTGGGTAGCGGTGCTGGATATGGCCGAGGTAGCGTAGCGTCCGCCCCGGCACGCTTATCGCAATTCCTTTTCGCGGGATAACCAGGAGGGTAGTGTCACGGCTGATGATCGGCATTACATAGGCGGAGATAACTATATTTTAGACGACCTGAGCGGCTTCAAAATCCGCGCGTCGAAAGCCCGCATCATTCCTGGCGGCCAGACGGGCAATCTGGCGGTGGCTCCGGACCGGTGGGAACCGCAGCAACCCCAGGATTTCGTAACTGGCGTACGAGACGATCAGGTGGCCCAACTCGTACGGCCGCGGCAGGTCAATCAGTTCGTCATCCTTGGCACCTTCGTGACCGCCCCGTCCGCGCGTCAGTCGAGCGCCATCACCGTAGACTCTACTGTCGGCTTCTCGATCGGCAATCGCATCCAGATCATGTTGGATAGCGGCGAGAATTTTCTGACCCATATTGGCGGAATTTCCGGGTATATCTTCACATTGGCCACACCGCTTCCCGCAAGTGTGGGGTCGCTCTTCGGTGATCCGATCGAGAACTCGGTGCTTCAACTGAGTCTGACCTGAAATGGCGAATTTTCAGGTCTGGTTTCGACTGAACAACGGCGAATGGAACGGCAGCCCGTCCGCCGATCCGGTTGCCAACGTTGGCGGCATCGACATTTCGGCGATGGCTGGCACCACGATGTTCCCGACAGTCCAGGCGACCGGCGATGCCGGGATCACCTGTAATTTCGGCGCGACGGGGTTTTCATTCTCCGTTCCCTCTGGATACACCGCCGGCTGGCCGCATGTCGGCGGCGGCTTCACCACGCTCGATCCGACCAAGCTCTATGGCAGTGCGTCGATAAGCGGAGCGGACCTTGCTTGCTCCTTTCCGACTGCTGCCGGAATGGCGCAGGCGGTCGATGGCTACGCGACCGGCCAATACTATTTCGAGTTGGTCAATCCAACGGCTGATATCTTCTCAGCCTGGTGGGGTGGCGGCGTCGCTGCCAATTTCGCGGCCGGCGGCAATTATAATTACTGGATGGTCGGCGCCGCATTCAGCGGGTCCAGCAATCTGGGCGGCGCGCAAGTATCCGGCCAGGGCCTCGCGCACGAACTTTCGTCCTTGATAGCGCTTGGATCGGCGGTTGTCCGGGATGTGTTCGACTTCGCGGCTGGAGTGGGAAACGTCGTTGGTGTCGCGGTATTCCTGACGGCGATCCCCTTACAGCCGGGTGTTCCAGCCCCATTCTGCGGCGACACGCATACCACCTCCAGCTTTACAGCCTCCTGGACACCGGCCGGCGCCGCGGCGACATCCTACACGTTGGATTATCGCAAGGTGCTCGATGTCTCCTTCACTGAGATAACGGGGATTACCGGGACCAGTCAGGTTATTACCGGCCTTGACCGGGGCACTGCCTATGAGTTCAAGGTCAATGCCATCAATGGCGCGGGTGACAGCGGCTTTTCTGCCCTCACGCAATGCTCTACCAGCACGGTTTTCGCGCCCGTCAGCGCCGGGGCCACGCTCTGCGGCTGGCGCGGCCTGTGCGGCATCAACTGGCACGGCATGGCACTTGTGGGCGACAAGTTCAGCAACGTCATCGGCCTGTCGGACTTCACCATTTTCAAGGAATACAGCAACCCGATGCGGATGCTGGTGACATCCCCCCCGATGCACGATGACCGCAAGCGCATCTTCGTTCCGAGGTTCGAAATCGAGGTTGAGGCAGGGCTCGGACTTCCCAACGCCCCGGAGACCGCCCCAATCATGGTGCTCGACATATCGAAGGACGGCGGCGTGACGTGGCAACCGATGCAGAAATTCCGTTCCATGGGAGCCGCCGGGGAGTATCGCAAGCGCTTGCGGTGGCTGGCGCTTGGTCACGCCAGGCAGTGGATATTCCGGCTCACCTATTCGGACGCGGCACGGCCTGCCATTATCGGCGCCTATGGAGATTTCAATAAGGGGCTCGGTTAATGGCAGTCCTCACCACCAGCGGAACCTACACCTACTCAGCATCGGCGATCAGCCTTCTGACGGCGGCGCTCCGTATTTGTCAGGCCATCGGAGAGGATGAGACGCCCGCTGGCGTCGAACTTCAAAATGGCCTCGACGCGTTCAATCTTCTGGTCAAAAACATCCAGGTCTCTGGCGCGCATGTCTGGATCCAGGAGGAGGCAATTCTGTTCCTGCAACCGGGGCAGTCGCGCTATCAGCTTGGCGCCGGTAGTCCTGATAACGCGTGCCTGTTCGCTGATCTCACGACGACCTCGATCACGGTCAATTCGACAGGCACCACAGCGACCGTCGCCTCGATTGCAGGGATCAACAGCGGCGACACGATCGGCATTCAACTCGACGTCGGCTCGATCTTCTGGACCACCGTAGACGGCGCTCCATCGGGAGCAACCATCACGCTGACCGCCGCACTTCCTTCGCAGGCTTCATTGACCAATCTGGTCTTCGACTTTGCCGCGCCGTTATCCAGACCGCTGAAAGTGCGCGGCGCGCGGCGCTTCACATATGCGACGCAGTCCGAGACGCCCTTGATCCCGATGACGCGGCTCGATTACGCGAACCTGTCGACGAAACAAGCGACCGGCATCGTTCAGAACTTCTTCTTCGATCCGCAGACTGGCCAGGGTGCCTACGCCAATTTGATCGCGGTCATGAGTTTTTACCCGGCGGCGCTCAACGACACGATGGCTGTTCGGTTCACCGCGCAACGGCCGATCCAGGACTTCGCCACGCTCGCCAACATCCCGGACTTCCCGGCGGAGTGGTTGGCCGCGCTCAAATGGATGCTCGCCGCCGAGATCGGGCCCGAGTATGGGGTTCCCCCTACGATCATGGAGATCATCAAGGGGCAGGCCGGGCCGAAGCTGGAGATGCTGATTGCCTGGGATAAAGAGGATACCGGGACCAGCACGCTGCCATTCGTCCAGCCGGTCTATCAACTGATCGCACGCGCGTTGCGAATCTGTAACGCCATCGGGCCGCAGGACGTCCCCGCGCTTGGCCTGGTGAACAACGGCATTATCGCGCTGAACGCGTTGATCCAACAATGGCAGGCCAGCGACATCCATGTTTGGTGTGAGGAAGAGGCGATCCTTTTCCCTCAGCCAGCGCAACCGCGCTATTCCATAAGCAGCGCCAGCACTGATCATGCCACGTTGTTCAACACGCTCATTCAGACCACGCTGGCGGTCACCGCGGCGGCCGGCGCCGGGACGATCACACTCACGTCCGCCTCCGGCGTGCAGAGCGGGGACAACATTGGGATCCAGCTCGACCTGGGTACGAATTTCTGGACAACCGTGAACGGTGCGCCGGCGGGTAATGTCGTGACGCTTACGAACTCGGTCCCGTCTCAGGCCAGCGCGCCGGCGATCGTCTTCGACTACACGACGCCGTTGATCCGGCCGCTCCGGGTCTACGGCGGCAGACGATACAATTATCTGAGCCGGATCGACACGCCGATGCAGATGTGGGCGCGGCTCGATTATCAGCAGCAACCGAACAAGAACACGACCGGCGTGCAAACGGCCTTCTTCTACGATCCGCAGACCTCGCCAACGCCGTTTGGCTCATCTCAGCTTGGCTCAGCACTGCTCAACCTATGGCCGAGCCCGTCGAATAATCAGTTCGGGTTCCGGTTCACAGCCCAGAGGCCGATCGCGCTGCTGACGGACCTTACCTCTAGCGCGGATTTCCCGGTCGAATGGCAGAACGCCATTGCCTTCAACCTGGCACTCGAACTCTGGCCGGAGTACGGAAAGGAACCTGAGACCGGCGTCGGTTATGGCGCGATGGCACGGATCAGCGCATTCCAGGCAGTGGGGATGCAGGCGGCCGAAAAGCTCCGCATGGCCCAGGGATGGGATCGGGAACCTGAGTCGGTAATGTTCGGGGTTGCCATGTACCCCGGCGCGCGGCGAGGATAGGCCATGGCTGAACTTCAGTTCGCAGCCCAGAGTTATCAGGCCAGAAGCATGCAACTGCTCGCGCAGCAGTGCATGAACGCCTTCGTCGAGCCGACACCGAAAGAAGGCAAGACCCAAATGCCGATCTATGGCATTCCCGGGCTCAACCTGTTCTCTCGGTTCGGCAACGGGCCAGTGCAGCAGATGCACATCATGCTGGATACCCTGTATGCGATATCTGGCGGGGAGCTTTGGTCCATCAATTACTCCGACGCGCTCAATGCCCCGGCGGGCACGTCGGTGCCGGCAACATTCTGGGGCGAGACGTCGATTGGAGGACTCTATGTTTCCATGGCGGACAATGCCAACCAGTTAGTCATGGTCGATGGCGACGTGGCCTGGATCTTTCAGTGGGGCGGTCTCAATCAGGTGACGACGGCGACTCAGGAAGCTGGCGCCACTTTCGTCGAAGCGAATATCATAGGGACGATTACCAGCGGCGACACGATCTTCATAGCACTCGACAGCGGCGCGACGTTGACCACGACGGCAACAGTGACTGTGGGACCGTTGGATCTCGGTATCGCGTTTGCTGATCCGCTTCCGGCAGTCCTCACCGCGGGCGCCATTATCATCGATCCGTCCAATACGCTGGCGGCGATCACCGCTCCGTCCTTCCAGCCGGCGACAACGGTTCGCTACTTCGACGGTTATTTCGTCTTCAGTGCGAAGAACACTCGGCAGTTCTTTCTGTCTTCGATTAACGATGGAACGCAATATTCTGGTTTGGACTTCGCTACCGCCAGTTCGGGCAGCGATTTCATTCAGGCCGTGGAGATATATCATGAGCAGTTGCTGTTGTTTTGCCGGACCTATACGGAAATCTGGTGGGACTCGGGAGCCGTGACATTCCCGTTTCTGCGGTATGACGCAGCGCAAATTGCCCGTGGTCTGGCGTCGCCCTATGCGGTGTGCTCAGAGGACAATACGGTTTTCTGGATCGGCGAAGATGGGATCTCCTACCGCCTGAATGGGTTTCAGCCCACGCGAATAAGCACCTTTGCGATGGAGCACGCATGGGCACAATATCCATTGAAGTTCAACGACGTCAGCATGTTCGTTCTCGACCAGGAGGGACATAAATTCGTGGTTTGCAATTTCTTCAGTGGATGCGCCACATGGGTGTACGACATCGGAAGCACCCTTTGGCATGAACGACAGAGCTTCGGGACGCCCTGGGTTTAGATGGGGAGCCACTTAAAATGTCTGGTAGCAGCAAAAACAGTTCCGTAGCGCCCACCAAACTCACACCGATGGCGATGGATCAGCCGATCGGTCAGACTGGCGACGGCCAACCGATCCTTGCGACCAGTTATTTCGGCCAGGTGATAACGCGGATACTGGCGTACCTCGGACAGCCCGCGCCGGCCAGTGCGAGTGGCGGCGGCGGCAGCGGAGGCAACAATCTAACCATATCGGAACAGATCAGCCAACTTAATACCTCGATAACCGTGCTCCAGGCTGCTGGATCTTCATCATCCGGGATGTCCGGTCGCATATCGGGGATCGAGGAGGCCCTTCAAAAAATCCGGCCCTGGGTTCCATCCGCGCCAGCCATGCCGGGCGCCGCGGGAGCGGCTGGACTGACAGGACTGCGCGGGGCACCTGGACTACCTGGATCAAACGGCCTGCCCGGGCCGCCAGGACAACCCTCCGAGTGGAGCGGTGGGACGGTGTCGGCAGTCGGCACATCGCTCGCCATCACCTCCGGGACCATCAACCTCGGCACTGTGGCGGCCGGAAACATCCTGGGTAACTCAGGCAGCGTGGGGGCAATACCAACAGCAACGGCGATCGGAGCCAATCTGACGATCGCGGCAGGAACCCTGAGTGCCAGCGCGGGAGGGTCGACAACGACGATAATCGCTGGATCGAACCTCAATGTTGGCGCGGGGCCGGGTGGGACGATAACGACCAGCGGAACCCTCAATCTACAGAACTCGCCGACGATCTCAGTGTCCTCGACGTTCCCGATGGTCCTGGACGGCGGAACGGTTGTCTCCGCAAGCCCCTTGCCGAGCGGGACGCTTCTGCAACTGAGCAATATCAACGGCCAAAACACACGTATTCTGCTTGATGCTTTCGGCCACAATTCCGGGCGACTTTCCTCCCGTCAGGCAAATGGGACCAGTAGCGTTCCGCTCGCGAGCTCTTCTGGATATGCCAATTGGACTGCGGACGGGCTGGCGTTCGACGGCACGAATTACGTTGCAAATGCGAGTATAACCTTTTTAACGGCCGAGAACATTACGCCCACGGCAAATGGCGGCCAGATGCAATTTGCGGTTTCACAAATCGGATCTGTTACTTCTGTGACCCCTCTTACTATCGTGGGTAATGCGAATGGCGTTGTGCTTGTGGGTAATGGCGCGACGGTATCAGGGACCGACGTACTTCAGGTCACCGGTGGAACGGCAACCGACAACCTGGGCGTCTCGGGGACACTTTCTGCCTTTCCGTTTGGCGCCGGCCTGACACTGACGGCGGGCTCACTCGCGGCCACTGCCGCCGCGCCAGAGTGGACGGCCGGCACAGTCACGGCCATTGGGTCCAATGTCACACTGACCGCCGGGACTCTCTCGGCTACGGCGCCGGGGACCGGCACGGTCACCAACATTGCTACCTCGGGCGCGGGGATCACGGGCGGTCCAATCACCACGACAGGCACGCTCGCCGTCGAGTGGAATGGCGGCACGGTGGCATCACTCGGAACCGGGCTGTCGCTCGTGGGAACGGCGCTCACCCCCACCTATCAGGCCGGCTCTCTCACTGCGTTTCACGCCGGGCTTACTCTGGCCACGGGGACGCTAACGCCCGACTGGAATGGCGGTGTGGTGACCGCGATTGGGTCCAACGTCACCTTGACGTCAGGCACGCTCTCGGCCTCAGCTCCCGGCACTGGCACCGTGACGCAACTCGTCGCTGGATCGAACCTCACCGGTGGGACGATCACCGGGTCGGGGACGGTCGCGATCCAGTCAAGTCCAACCTTCGCGGCGGCGGCGGGATATGCCCCAGTTGTAGTCAATGCCAATAGCATCATACCGTCCGTCCCGACCCACAGTGGTACGGTAATCCAACTTGTCGGAGCGCCTGCGGCAAACTCCAGGTTCTTGATTGACGCCATCGGCGGAAATCCTGCTTACTCAGGACGGCGAGCGGATGGGACCGCTGGTACGTTGAGTGCCGTTTCTTCCGGCGAAAACCTTACGACATTCTCGGTGGCAGGCTACGGCGCGACAAATTACGGAACGAACCAAACTTTTCTACAGGTCACCACTTCCGAGAACTATACTGACTCCGCCCAAGGCTTCGGTATCTCTTTTAGCACCGTCGCGAATACAACGGTTACGCTTACGCAACGCGGAACGATAACAAACGATGGCATACTGGTCTGGGGCGCGACCACGGCCACCGGCGCCGCTAAACTTCAGGTCACCGGTGGAACGGCAACCGATACGCTCATCCTGAATTCAGCGACTGTCCTCCCGGTCCTGACAGGCACCACGGGCAGCATCGGGGGTTCGGCTCTTCTCGCTGGCCAGGACGCAACGGGGACGGTGGCCATCGCCGGGGTCACAACGGCCATGGCGGTAGATGCGTCGCCGGTCACCTATCCTGGGGCCGGGGTGTTCTGGAACGGCTACGTGTCGTCGGCGGGAACGGTCACGGTTGCCGTGGGAGCGGCCATAGCGCTGACTCCTGCGGCCTCGAATTATAACATTCGCGTTACTCAGTGAGCGGCGACATCTGCCGCGGATGCGGATAACTTGCGGGAGTGAGTGTTTTCCTGTTACCTGCGTAATGCGGGCCCAGAAGCGCCTCCCATCGAGCAACAGGATGTGGAATTCGCATGGCATCGCCGGTTCAGCAGATCATCGAGACCCAACAGCTCGGCAGCAGCGCCGGGCTGCTTTACACATCCCCATCGAACGTCTGGACGCAGATCATCGCATTGACCGCGGTGAACACGGACACGGCGACCCGCACGATTACGCTCTACATCGTGCCAAGCGGTGGATCGGCCGGCGCACCGACCGAAAGCACGCCTCCTCGCGCGCTCCTCGCCGGCGGCGGCTACAATGGCCAGAACGAGTATGGGATGGTCCTCAATCCCGGTGACGCGATATGGGGCGTTGCCGACACCGCGGCGAAGGTGAACGTATTCGCCTCTGGCCTGTTGAACGTGTCCTGAGATGGGGCATTTCACCCTCATCGCCAAGGATATAGACGTCGCGCCATTGCTGGCCGAGATCGACGCCAATCCTGGACTCTGGAATGACCGTCCAGAGCGGCGTGCGGGCAATTCGCCGCATCGGGAGACATCGGACCTCTGGATCCGGTATGCCAGCAAAGAAGAGATGCGCGGGCCGGGATTTATGCAACGGGAACACCAATCGGTCTGGTGGCCGGCCTTTCATGTGCTCCTTTCGCTACCGTCCATAATCGTGCAGTTCATGCGATTGGTGAGTCCGGTGCGAACCGGCGGCATCCTGATGACCCGCATCCCGCCCGGTTGCCAGGTCTATCCGCATGATGACCGGGGAAGCTGGCACTCAGAGTATTACACCACCAAGGTCTGGCTTGTGCTCCGGGGGAATGACCGGTGCGTGAACACCGTCGAGGACGAGGAGATGGTGTGGAAGCAGGGAGAGGCATGGAGCCACGATAATCTGATTACGCATTCAGTGCGGAACGACGGCGACTCCGAGCGGATTGTTCTCATAATGTGCTTCAGGAGGGACGAATGATCCGGTCCGTTCTTGAACCGTTCGCCATGGCGTTTCCGGCCGACAATATCCGACATCATTTTGTTGGTCAGGACGATGCGAAGGGCATCTACGCGAAGGAGTTGCGCATTCCCGCCGGCTTCGTTCTGGTGTCTCATGAACATGATTACGACCATCTGAGCATTCTGGCCTCTGGCACCATCCGGCTGATGATCGACGGTGCCACATGGCTTTACCATGGACCGATCGCGCTGCCGATCCGGAAGGGTCAGCCGCACACACTCACCGCGGTAACCAATACCGTATGGTTCTGCATTCACCCGACCGACGAGACTGACGAGGCGAAGGTCGATGATGTGATCCTGTCGAAGGAACTGAGATAATGGTTAATCCTAACCTCCTGTCCGGCAAGCGGCGCCCTCGCGCGGCTTTGTCGGCGACCCAGGAGTAAAGCCGATTCCGTGGGCCGCGGCCGGAGCTGCTATCAGTGCAGTCGGATCGATTGGGGGTTCTCTCCTCGGATCCAATGCTGCCAGTAGTGCCGCAAAGGCGCAGGAGCAGTCGCAGCAAAATTCGCTCGACTGGATAAAGCAGAACTATGGACAGACCCAATCCAACCTTCAGCCTTATATGAGCGGCGGGACTTCGGCGCTTGGCTCATTGCTCAGCCTGTATGGACTACCAGGCGGCACGGCCGGCGGCGGAAGTGCAGGGGGCGCGGTGGGGGCCGGTGGCACTGGTGGGCCTCCAGGGTCCGCTCTGGGAGGAGCCGCCGGGGCGTTTGCTCAGTTCCAAAGCACTCCGGGCTATCAATTCCCGTTGCAGCAAGCAAACCTTGCGACCAATCGCGCGCTCGCCAGTTCCGGCCTCACCGGCAGCCCGGGTGCGATCGGTCGAGATATTGGGCAGTTGAACGCTGGATATGCGAGCCAGGGCTTCAATCAGTATACGAGCGGGTTGACCGGCCTCGCCAGTTCAGGCCAGAACGCGGCTTCATCGCTCGGCAGCATCGGCCTTGGAACCGGAGCACAGATCGGCGCCGCCAATACGAATTACGGCAATGCCGCCGCACAGGGCATCATGAACAGCGCCAGCGCGACCAATCAAGGAATTGGCCAAACCGGCGGCTCGATCGGCAGTGCGCTCAATAATCCATCTGTGCAGAATGGCCTTAGTAACCTTTTCGGAATGGGCCAGTCGTCTTACGCATCACAGATCGCCAATCCCAATACGAACTATAACGCTGCCACGAGTTCATTCATTGGAGCGAATTCGTCCGCCACCAGTCCACTGGCCGCCTCGGACGCCACATTTAGTTTCGGTACATAGATGTCCGGTTCCATCATGCAATTCGCTCCGGTCGCCGCGCCGGATATCGTTGGCCAGGAACAGAAATGGGCCGGGTTGGGGCAGACTCAGGCGCAAACCGGGCTGATCGGGGCACAGGCCGCGCTCACATCCGCACAAGCCGGCGGGATCCCGTCCGAGATCGCGCTTCGGCAGGCTCAGGCCGGGCAAGCTCAGGCGCAAGCGGGGCTGATCGGGGCACAAGCTGGCGCAATTCCGTCCGAAATCGGATTGCGCGGGGCTCAGGCCGCACAAGCGAGTGGAGCAGCGGCGAGTTCTACTGCGACCGCAGCACAAACCGGACAGGATACTTACGCCAAGCGTTTGCAAAACCTCCTGACAGGCTCAGCTATAAATCAGTCAGGTGTGATTGGTCAGGTGCCTCCTCCGCCGGATGGAAGCGGTCCCCGTCTTCCGATCGGCCCAGCGGTCGATCCGTCTGCGGCGCCCTACATTCCGCCCGAGGGCCAAGGCTTGTTGCGTGCCTTGTCACCATCCGAGTCTCCATCGGCGAACGTGCGATATGTGCCGCCGCAGAGCGGACGATCCCCAACATTTGACACGTCGCAGGGCCATCCTGGCGCGGGAGCAGCCGGACTTTACCAGTTCGAGCCAGCGACATGGAAAACGGCGTCGGCTGGCGCTGGCGTAGATCCGAACAACATGAGCCAAGGCAATCAGGATCGCGCCGCATGGTGGCTCGCACAGAAAACCTACAATGATCAAACTGGACAGGATCTCGACACTGACCTCAAAGCTGGTGGTCATGAGGCGCAGATCACTGCCGCCCTTGCTTCTCAGTGGCCGTCCATCACCGGAGGTTCGCAACAGAACAAAACCGGCGAATCGTTCATGCGACGACTTCCTCTGACGGTTGCCCATGAAACGCAGCAAAGTGGGGTAGCCGATCCAGGCGGCCATACGGGACCAGACACGCGCGCCAATGTTCCGACGACAGCGGGCGCCACGTGGCCACAGCCGCCATCAGCATCGACCGCATCCGCTCCAACACCGTCGCCAACAGGCGCAACGCCCATTCGGCCGGTGATGATCCCAGGCATGCCGGGACCCTCTCCTGGCACGCTTGCCATGCAGCCGGGTGGCCTGATGGGATCGCCCGAACAAAGGACTCAGTTCCAAACGCAGCGCGCGAATAATATGGCCACGATCTTCAGCAGTCAGCCGGACGCGCCGACCGGAATTCAGGCGCTGTCGGATGGTGGTTACATCACGCCGGCGCAGAAGCAAACGCTTCTGGCAAATCCAGACAGCGCGCGGAACTTCATCGCCCAGCAACTGCCAATCGCCAATCAGCCGACGCCTGGTATCAAGGCGCAGATCGAGCGCGACACGCCTCTGATGGCCTCCGATCTCTCGAAGAATGAAGCGAATGTTGATGCTGGAATGAAAGCTGCGACCGACCAGTACAATCTACAAAACATCAAGGGAATGGTCGCTGGAACGCCGGATGATCTTCTCGGGGCCGGGAGTGATACCAGACTGGCCATTGCGGCATACGCCAAGGAATTCGGAGGCTCCTGGTCTCAGGGCATAGCCCAGCATTTGACGGGCGTTGGCCCCATGGACGTCTCTCAGCTTCAGGACTTGCAGAAGTCATTCCTGAGCAACGTCATGTCGAACGAACGGACGCAGGGCGTTCAACGTATCGGCGCGATGTCTACCCAGTATTTCGCGAAGGCCAGCCCCTCGATCGACATGACCAAGCCGGCGGTCCAGCAGATCACGAACCTTGGTCAGGTCGCCCAGCAGATGACGCGCGACTTTGCTGACGCCTCCAATGACTTCTATTCGACGCAACGGGACGCCACGAACGACTCTTTGGTCTCGGGACCGTATAAGCGATATCAGCCGATGACGGCGTTGGAGAAGCAGTGGCTGTCTCCGGACTCGCCGCACGGCCCGGATGTCTACGCCGCCGCGGCCAATCTGATGAACGGTATGCCGCCAGCAAAGGCGTTCGCGACATTCGGCCCGGGCACGGACGCTAAGCCGAACCTCGTCAACCGCGCCAAGCAACAAGAGGCGGTGGCTATCATCAAACGGGTTGATCCAAACGGTCTGGCTCACCTTGGTTACCAGGCCGCGCAGTAGTGGCTGACGCGGCAACCACATTCGATCCATTTGCCGCCAACGGCTTTGTCCCGGTCAATGACAATGGACAGAAGCCCGGGCTCTCGCCAGTAATCGATATCGGCGGGGAAACCAACATTGATCCGGCGGCTCAGCCTGGAACGGCCGGCTCTGGCACCATCGCATCTCAGGTCGGCGGCCCGCCGACACCGAACCCGGCGCCGCTGACCGTTCCTCCAGGGACGCCGATACAGCGGATCACGCCAAGAACTGACCCGGTCGAACTCGGTCTCCTCAATGACACGCTGGACGCTTCGCCCGGCGCGCCAGCAGCGCCATCAGCGACGGCGCCTGAACCAACCAAAACGACCGCCTTCGATCCCTTCGCCGCCAATGGGTTTGTCAAGTCTGACACCACTCCAGCGACTGTGCCGGCTACGTCCGAAACATCCACGACGGCGCCGGCTACCGCTCCTCCGACCGATCCCGTCGTCAAAATGCTTGGTGGCCCATATCCGCCATCGACATCGCCGGAGTTCGCCGCGCTTCCGTGGGACCAACGTTTGAAGGCAAGTTTCGTCGATGCTTTTCTGGACCCTGCCAACACACGCCTTGCCGCGGGCCAGTCTGCATCGCATGGCGCTACGATGGGGTACGACGAGGATGCAGTCCCAGCGGTATCGGCCGCGATCGACAGCCTGACAAAGGGCGTTCCTTTCGCTCCGGCTTATGATCAGGCGCGGCAGGAAATGAAGGCGAACCGTATCGCTTTCGAGAAACAGAATCCAGTTACTGGAACCGCTCTTGAGCTTGCCGGCGGACTTGCCTCAACCCCCGTGACCGCTCCGCTGTTCGGCCCCGGCGCGAGTTTTATGGGAGTCGGACGTAATATCATCGCTGGCGCCGGGCTTGGAGCCGCGGCCGGCTTTGGTCAAACCGAAGGGGATACGTCGCAGCGTCTGCAAGGCGCTCGGCAGGGCGCTGAAATGGGAGGCGTTCTATCCGCCGCCGCACCGACGATCGGCGCCGTTGGCACCAGACTGAATACAGCCTTGCGGCCGAACGCGGCAATTGACAACCTGGCGGGCGGCGCGTTGCGAGACGCCGCCGGACTGAGCCCAACCGACGCGGTACCGACGCCAACCCCATCCCCATTGCCGAACATGCCAATCGGTGTGGCTGGTGGCTTCAATTCACCGGGACTCGCCTCGACCGAACGGTTGCTGAACACAACCGACAATACCGGCGCGTTGGTTGAGAGGACTGCGCAGAATCAGGCGATCCAGACGGCAGCGACAGGAACCGTCCCAGGGCTGCCAAGACTGGCCGAACCGGCAACGGTATCCGACGCGGCGACCGAGATGACCAACGCGATGCAGGGCGCACACGGCGTTTTGCGTGATGAAGAACGCCGGCTCTGGACCACACAGCCAATGCAGACCGTGCAACCGGATATCCCAGCAGCGGTGGCGCGGGTGCAGAGGACGATCGGTGGACTTCCGGCGCGCTTCCAAAACGCCATGACGCGCAATGCGGACGTCTACAACGCGTTGCAGGACTTCTATAATCTGCCGAAAAATGCATCGCTGCACGACATGAACTCGGCGCGAAGCGACATCCTCGCCGCCGCGCGCGGGCTGCCGGCCAGCGAGCGGTTTGCCCGCACAGCCGCGACCTCGGCGGGCGACGCGATCCTGGATGCGATCGAAAGCAATCCAGGTCTGCGTGCCAATCCACAGGCCCTCTCCGATTACCGGCGCGCGCGGACTTACTCGCGTCGTCTCAATGACGCGTTCGAAAAGCCGCAATTCCAGGCAATGGTGAACGCACAGCCCGGCAATCGCAAAGGGCTCGACCCGGCGGTGGTCGGGCGCAAGGCTTTCAATTTAACGACAGCGAGTGAGAAAACCCCGGGCGGTGTCAATCATATCCTAGGCATGCTGGATGATCTCAGGCGTACATGGGGGAGCCTCGCCACTGCGAATGCAGGGATGCCATTGCCCGGCTTGAGTCCCGCCGCCGCATTCGGAGCGCGCGCCGAGTTGGCGCAGGGATACCGGAACGTCATTATCAACTCGATGCTCGATGCCGCATCGTCTACGGAGCGTGATCTATCCGGCAAGCCGAACATCATCATGAACCGGCTCTCAGAAACGATCGACAGCAACCGCGGGTGGATCCAGCGTAGTGGCGCGATGTCGCCGGCACAGATGGACGTCGTGGACGCGATACGAGATGCCGCCGTGATGGCCGCGAAGCGTGAGGCTCTACGCGGCGGTCGCGGCAGTGAGACATTTGAGCGTCTGATCGGCGACCGTTATCTGGATGTGTTCCTGGGCCCCGTTCTGAGCCGGGTGCTTCCTCGCGTAGGCGGCGCGATCGGCGGGGCGATTACCGAGCATGTCGCGCCGGGGTTTGGCATTGGCGCGCTGATCGGCATTGAACTGGCGGGCGCTGGCCACAGCACGACAACGGCGCTACAGAGCCTCTATGCGATGCCGCGCGCTGCCCTGCGCCAACGACTGAACGAAGCGATCAGAGATCCAGCCATTGCCGCTGACCTCATGCGCCGTGCGGGTAGCAGCGTCAGTCCTCAGACCAAGCAATGGGCCAGGTCCCTCCTGGCAATGGAACCGGCCGCCACAGCCGCGCGCACGCTTGGTCCAACTCAGGGAGCCACACAATGAAACTGCCATCGATGAAGCCAATGAAGATGCCGATGCCGCCCGGCGGTCGCGCACTCGAAGCCGGCCAGAAAGTGCTTGCTGCGTTCGCACACCATGCCCCGGCGAACATGAGGCTGAACCCACGCATGGACCGGCCAGGGAAGCCGAGCGGCCCGCGCAACGGATGAGCGCCTTATGGTTCGTCCTGACGCTCGGGACAGCATGGGCCATGATCAGACTCCGTGTTGACCCCACACAGGGCCGCCAGGAAGACCGTCAGATCGCGGAACGTGAGCGGCTAAGAGCCCGGCATTATCCACACCTTTGATCGGCTGGTGTAAGTCGGAGTTTCTGTCTACGATGACGCACGGGCCAGCAGCCCAGCTATTCATCTGGAAGCGCTGGCATGGCTATTGGTGTTCGGTATTATACGCCCGACGCGTTTGAGATCACGCCAACCGGTGTGCCATACGCCGCTGCTCGGCTGTTCTTCTACCTGACCGCGACAGCGACGCCGCAGGACACGTTCCAGGATGTGGCCCTTACGACGCCCAACACGAACCCGGTTGTAGCCGACGCCAACGGTCGGTTCGGCAGCATCTTTCTCGGTACGACAGAAGCCTATCGGGTCCAGTTTTGGACGCCGTCCACAACCGATGATCCGACCGGCGCGCAGATTTGGTCCTTTGATGACGTCGGGCCGGCGGCGGGCGGCGCGGTCACCAATGTCGCCGGCATCGTTGGCGAAGTCCGTCAGTTCGCCGGCATCTCTTCGGCGATCCCGGCAGGATGGTATCAGTGCTTCGGCCAGGCGGTCAGTCGCTCGACCTATTCCGCGTTGTTTGCCGCGATCGGAACGACATGGGGCGTCGGCGACGGATCGACGACGTTCAACGTGCCTGACCTACGTGGTCGCGTGACGGTTGGGCTCGACAACATGGGAGGCACGCCGGCGAACGTCGTGACAGCAGGGGTCTCGGGGATCGCAGGCACCACGCTGGGCGCGCACGGCGGTAATCAGGCGCTGCAAACCCACACGCACGCGCTCAGCGATCCGACCCATACGCACGCCTATACGGACCCTGGCCATGCCCACGTGATCCAGACCGTGACGAATGGTGGCGGGACACCGATCGGCGAGGTCACAGGCGTGTCGGGAGCGTCAGCCCCGAATGGCACCACCCAAACGGCTGTGACCGGCATCACCATCACCGCGGCGGCGACCGGCATCACCATATCGAACACGGGAGCCGGATCGTCCCAGAACATGCCGCCGGCAGCTATGGTCTACAGCATAATTTACGCAGGCGTCTGAGGAGGGACTTCCATGTCTATTGGACTGCTGTTTTGGATTTTGATGGTGCTTTGGGTGGTCTTGTGAACACTCCGTCAGCTAAAGCAGACGGCTTCTCAGGCAAGCTATGCGGCAATCCGCTGGCTTGGCGCCTGAAGGCTAGTTCCTGGCCCGAAGTTCGCCCGCATGAGCACGATGCGCGCAGCCGCTACGTCGCGGTCGGCATGATACCCGCAGTCGCAGGTATGCCGCCGATCGGCGAGCGTCTTACGTCGGATCGTGCCGCATTCAGGACACGTCTGGCTTGTGCCGCGAGGACTGACCAGTTTGAGCACGCCACCAGCATTTTCGGCTTTGTAGGCGATCTTCTGGACGAGACTGTTCCACGCGGCGTTATGCACGGACTTGGCGAGCATTCCCGCCGCCAGTCCTTTGATGTTCAAGTCCTCCATTGCGAGGTGCGAGAAGCGGTCTACCAGCGACCGGGACAGCTTATGCGACGTATCCCGCCGTTGATTGGCCGTCTTGGCGCTATGTCGGGCAACCCGCAGCTTGGCCTTTGTGAGTCGCTTACTGCCACGCTTGCAGCGCGAGACGGCACGTTGCAGCCGGCGCAACCTCTTGGCGGCGGCTCGCGTATGCTGCGGTGTCGGCACGGTCTCGCCATTGGACAGCGCCACCAGAGACGTGAGGCCAAGGTCGATACCGACCGGGGTGAACGGCCGCTCTATCGGTTCGGCATCGGCCAGCGTGATCTGGAAATAAACATACCATTTACCGCACGAGCGGCTGATGATGGCCGCGCCAACCTTGGCCCCCGGTGGCAAGTCGCGGTGCCAGCGGACCTTGATTTCGCCCGGTATGCCGACCATGCCGAGGCGCTTGCTCTTGCGGATCGTCAGGCCATCACCGACCCGAAAGTCCGCACTGTCGAACATCGACTTGGCGCGGAACCGAGGGAGGCCAGCTTTTCCGCCCCTCTTGACCCGACCGAAGAACGCCGAGAACGCCCTATCGAGACGGCGCAACACCTGCTGTTCGGCGGAGAAGCTGTATCCCGCCAAACGCTCATCCGCGACGCGGATGGCCTTCAATTCGGCGGCCTGATTGCCGTAACGCAGGTTGATCCCGCGACGCTGGTAGGCTTCAATCCGCTGTTGCAGACAGGCGTTGTACAGATCGCAGAACGCGCCGAGCATGTCGGTCAATGCGGTTTCCTGCGCGCCCGTAGTGAACAGGCGAAACTTGAAGCTGCGGACCTGGGGCGTTACGATTTGGTCAGCCATGTTGAGGTTCAATCTCGACTGGTCAGAGGTGTCGTCAGTGTTTCCAGCACTGGCGGCATCTCGTCTTATACCCCAGTTCATTACCCAGTTCAACGGCCGTGTGCCACGCTGTCGCGCGGCCCGGCTTTCCTCCGTCGCCTGAAGGCGACGGTTCACTGATGGAGGCGTGCCGTGCTTTTGGTAATTTTGGTGGTGATCTTGTTGTTCGGCGGACTTGGCGGCGGTTATTGGGGCCAGTCGCGAGGCTACTACGGTGGCGGCGGCTTTGGCATCATCGGGCTCGTGGTGATCGTCCTGGTCATCGCGATGCTGTTTGGCGGGTTCGGACACGGCCTGAGATACTGACGTTGCTGTGACCGACCACGCCACGCTCATCGACGCGCTGGTCATCGCAGTGGCGATCGTGAAGCTGCTGTGTCTCGTGGCAGAGGGGTGATTAGATGACAACGCCGCGAAGATCATCCGAAGTGCTGCCAAACCCC